GTCAAAGTCTCTAATGAATGCACAATTTGAGCTAATTATTCCATTCGTATAATACTCATGACCATTTTTAACGTTGATTAAATCGTAGACGTCGTCTAAAATATAATCTAAGAGTTCAATAGATTTTACTACATCGTCAAACAATAAACAACCATCATAAAGATCTTTAACATAAACAAAATCACCTTTTTGATTTTTTACCTTATGTTCTGGGGTTGTTGTAATAGATCTACCGCTCGCACAAGTTAGTTTAATAAGACCTTGTCTGCGCGATTTTTTGATTCCATCAAAATCTTGCCATCCAGTTGGGGTTTTTACTTGATATCTAGAATTATTTAAGTAGGACATCTAAATTTTAGCTTTTCTTGAATATTCGGATTATCTTTTAAGATTTTTTCTATTTTTTCTTTGTTTAAGATAAACCAATCTTCGTCTATTATATGAAAATTTTTATTACAAGCTTCGCACCATTTTTTTGCAGCTGCAAATTTATAAATCTCTTTATCAATAGTTTGTCGACTCTTAGGCCTAACTTCAAAAACGTCTATTTGATTAGACGACAAAAAGTCTATAATGTAAACTAGCTGGTTGTTTTCATAAGAGTAAGGAACTCTTACAGTTTCATACAATAATTCATCACCTTCATATAACTTAACAAGATAAAATATGGCTTCCCACCTACTTCTAAATCTTAACTTTTTATCATTTAAATTTATGTGAAATGAAATTGATCTTTTCCAGTTATCACTGTTCGGCGTAAAAGATCCATTTAAGATCTTTTTTTTCATAGTTTCCGATTGCTTTTTTCTTCCCTTTTCAACATTTTCTTTATGAATGACTTTATAATTTACGTCTTGTCTAGATAGCTTGTTTGAATCGCTTATTAACTTTTTTGTTTCATCGGAATGCCAACACCTACTTAGATTTTTATTATTTTCTTTTCTTGTTTGTACTCTTTTTTGTTTTTCTTCTATAGATTGTTTTCTTTTCTTTGAAAAAGCTGAAATTTTCTCTTTTAATAAATCAGCTTTTTCTTTTCCATGCCTTTTTTCATATGAAATAGAATTTGACAATCCTATTTTTTTTGACATTTCTTCTCTTTGTTGCTTAGAAAATGATTTATGAACCGACTTTGTTGTTTCTGATTTTTTTCTTGAAATGCACTCTTTTCTTTTGCAAGTTTTTCTAAAAGTTGATTCAAAAAAAACAGGTGCGCATAAATCATCACAATACAAACAAATCGGAGGCTGCGTTAATCCAATCTTTAGACATAAAAGACGTAAATGAAATGATGGGAAAAATTTATCAAGATATGAAGTGTAATCAAAAATAAATTGTCTAAGGCTCAGCAAGTCTCTCTTTAAATACCACAAATCATCATTTCTACAAGTTCCAGCCTTATACCCTCCGTTTATTTCAAGCAAAACACTTAAGGCTTTTTCTCTATCCCAAATCATCATCATCTGATAAATAAATATAACTTGTGTCTCGATTTTCATGATCTAACATGGAATGAAATTCAGACATCGATACTTTCTTTTCTTCTCCAGTAAACTTGTCTTTAATTTCTATTAAAGCATCACCTGTAACACACTCGTCAACGATCAACAACGAAAGCGATTCAGAACGACCAGCATCTTCAGAAGTAGGAACTGCTTTGACTTGGGAACCATTACTAAAAGATATTTGTTGTTTTGAAGGTTCAAACTTCGGCATCAACAACCAAGTTGGAAGCGATTGTAGCATGACATGAACTTTTTTGATGAAGTTCTGTGCAGTAGCTAATTTAGTTGCAATGACAAGGACATTCTTGTCTTTATAGAATATCGCTAACCAAGTTGCATATGCAGCTGAAATTGTAGATAAACCAAGCTGACGAGATTTTAGAACGATGTTAAAACGATTGTTTTGAAAATCATCTAAGCAATCTTCCTGAAAATCATAAAGATCAAAAGGAATTGTTCCCTTCAACGGATGTTGGATCTTGGCATATTTTCTGATAAAATACGCTGGGTCTTTACCACAACGTATTATCTCATTAACTTGTTGCTGTTTTGTCAACAGTTTTTCTTGCATCCGTTCAACCTATCTCAAACATGACTTGCTTACGATAAAGCGCAGTTCTCTTAGGGTTATGTACTCCAAATCCCACTATTTCCACAGAATCTCCAGAACTAACTTCTTTCGTTTTCAATGCTTTTGAAGTTAAATCCTTATAAGACTTTTTGACTGCGTCGAGCACTGATTTAATGTTACCAAGAGACAATTCTTCTTCTCGAATTTTAACTTGCAGCATTTGTCTTTCTGAAGCAAAATTAACAACAGTTTGATAAGTGACTGAAAGCATGTCTGGACCAACCATCTTCATCTTAACAGAGAATGAATTAACTATTGGAGACGATGATCTTCCCCATGTAGTATCAATAGCTTGGCCTAAAGCGTTGTAATCTAATTCTGGCATATCGGACAATAATCCTTCAGTATCTAAATATTGTGATAAATCAAAACAGCATATTTACTGTAATCTTTTTTCTTCCACCTAACTTTTCTTGAACCTGTTCTTTTGTTGGACGCCATCCTTCTTTCCAAGAGGGGAATCTTGGTCTAGCCCAAAAAGTCTCACAGCTTTCGCAACATTCAAACTCCCGATATGATTTTTCATCATCAACGGTTCTCATCAAATAATCGCAAACTGGACATGAAAGAGGAACTATCTGTCTCTCTTCAACAGGCTTAATCACATAGAAACCTTCACATTCTTTTATCAATCTATCATTCAAATACGGTTTCCATTCGTTCATACAAGCACCATCTTTGAATCCTTTTCATTCTTTGTGATCTCTAGAATGTGATCAGCTACATCTTTAATTCCATCAACATGAGTAATGACCAAAATTAATCTAAAAAACTTCTTAAGGCTTGTCAATAGTCTATTGCAAGATTCTACCCCAGCATCATCTAGTGTTCCAAATCCTTCATCAATGATAAACATATCTGATTTTGACATTGAAGAAACATTGACTAATGCAACTCTTAATGCAATAGAAGCAATGGTCTTCTCCATTCCAGAACACAGCTCAATGATTCTCCTAGAATCTCCATAATTTATGTAAATCTCAGACGCATCTGATTCGTCATCATTTTCCATTTCAACAGAGAAATCAACAATTCCGTGTAAGATCTTGGATATCTCTGCATTGATCACAGGAAGCTGTGAACGAGTGATGATCAATGGAATTCCTTTCTTTGAAAAAGCTCCTGAGATGATCTCGTATGTCTTCATCGTCCTGAGTAGCTTGTCTCTTGATTCCTTCTCTGCATCGAGTTTCTCAAGCTCAGACATCAATCGACCTCTTTGCGTAGCCAACATCATCCTTACCTCATCCCACTCTTTGATTGACCTAGACAATGTTTCTATTTTTGATCTAAGAGAAACAACCTCTGAATTTTCATCATTTTTTAATGCCTCTTGTAGGTCAATTAGCTTAAGCTCAGCATCCTTTAAATTTGCAGTCAATGTTTCACAATTTGAACGAATCTTCTCGATCTCTGTCTCTTTGCGAGATATTTCAAGATTCAATTTTGAAGACAGCATCGTTGCCTTCTCTAACTTGGAGATCTTTGAAACCAAAGATTCTTTCTCAAGTTTGCTCAATGCATCGTTAAGATCATTCAACTTCTTTAGAGTTGCCGCGGCCTTCTCATTCTGCGCAACAATCTTGTCCTTATTCTGATGAGCATCCTTAATGAACTTACAAGTAGGATAGTCATCTCCACAAGGAACTTCATCTAGAATTTTTAGAGACTTTTGTTGAGTCTTTAATAACGTTGACTCTTTGTCATGAAGGTGTTGCAATTCAAGAATTGACTTCTCTAATGAATCAATCGCAGACAACTTCTTCTTCAAACCTTCGATGTCATCAGAAGCTTCAACTTCCTCAACAATCTTTAATTTGTCTTTTAAAACAATGATCTCATCTTTAATGGTGTCAATCTTTGAACATGAATCATTACAAATTGTCTTTAGGTTCTTAACTTTTTGCTCGTGAAGTTGAACATCAATTACAGTAACAGGCTTATGACCCTTATGAGATGCCAGCTCTGTTCTCAACCCAGAGACTTCATTTTGAGCATCCTGAGAAGATGCTATCAATTCATCGATC